AATTATGTCAAATCTTTTTAAAAAGGCAGCCGTATTCACAGATATACACTTCGGTTTAAAGAGCAATAGCATACAACATAACCGAGACTGTAGTGATTTTGTGGATTGGTTTATTGATAAATCAAAAGAAGAAGGCTGTGAAACATGTTTGTTCTTGGGTGATTGGAATCATCACAGAGCAAGTATCAACATGCATACCTTACAGTTTGGACTTAACGCATTAGAGAAACTAAACGATGCGTTTGAGAAAGTCTATTTTATAACAGGTAACCACGATCTCTATTACAGAGACAAACGTGACATTCATTCAGTCGAGTGGGCTAAACATCTTAAAAACGTAGTCATTGTCGATCACTTTATCGAAGAAGGTAACTGTGTGATTGCTCCTTGGTTATGTGGTGATGACTATAAACTTCTTAAAAAGAAGAAAGGTAAGTATTTGTTTGCTCATTTAGAGTTACCACACTTTTATATGAATGCTATGATAGAAATGCCTGATCACGGTGAGACTAATGCTGATCATTTATCTCATTTTGAAAAAGTATTCTCTGGACATTTCCATAAACGTCAAGCAAGAAAAAATATTTGGTATATGGGTAATGCGTTCCCACATAACTATGCAGATGCAGGTGACGATGCTAGAGGCATGATGGTATTAGAATGGGATAAAGAACCCGAGTTTCATTCATGGCCTGATCAACCTGTATATAGAGTGTACAAACTAAGTGAAGTGTTAGATAACCCAGAAGGGTTGCTAATTAAGAATGCTCATGTTAGAGTACATTTAGACATCGATATATCTTATGAAGAATCAAACTTTATAAGAGAACAATTGATACCACAACATGAGTTAAGAGAAATGTCATTGATTCCTGTTAAGTCTGATGAACATGCACAAGACTTAGCACCCGGTGAGATTTCTTTTGAAAGTGTCGATTCAATTATTATCGAACAGATTAAAAACATAGAATCTGATTTCTATGACAAGGGTGTACTATTGGAGATTTATCAGTCTATATGATCAATTTAAAACATGTAACTCTCAGAAACTTTTTAAGTGTAGGATCAGTTACACAAGCAATTGACTTGCAGAATGAGGAACTAACCCTCATCTTAGGTGATAACTTAGATTTAGGTGGAGACGGTGCTAGAAATGGTACTGGTAAGACTACTATTATACAAGCAATCAGTTATGCATTGTATGGTGTTCCACTTAACAATATCAAACAGAACAATCTAATCAATAGAACTAACGGCAAAGGCATGATGGTCACATTAGACTTTGAAGCCAATGGCGTTGAGTATCGTATTGAACGTGGACGTAAGCCTCATGGCATGAAGTTCTTTATCAATGGCACAGAAGAAGAAGACAACGAAGCACAAGGCGAAAATAAAGAGACACAACAAGTTATCGAAGACATCGTAGGCATGTCTTCAGTGATGTTTAGAAACATCGTTGCACTTAATACATATAGTCAACCATTCTTAAGCATGACACAAGGACAACAACGTGATATCATCGAACAGTTGTTAGGTATAACTCTACTATCAGAAAAAGCAGAGAAAATTAAGATAGTTATAAAGAAAAACAAAGAAGATATTCAACAAGAAGAATTTAAAGTCCAAGCAATAGAAGAAGCAAACAAAAGAATTGAAGAACAAATAGATAGTCTTAGAAAGAGAGAAAGGCTATGGACAGCAAAGACTAACGAAGATATTGGCACGTTAAAAGATAAGATTGAAACACTAGAAAAAGTGGATATCGATGCCGAATTACTTGGACACAAACAACTTGCTGTCTATAATGCATTAGTGAAAGATCATGCAGATATTGACAAATTAATGCTTAGAACACAAAACGATATTGATAGAGAAACTAAATCAATAACCAAGTTTGAAAAAGAATTAGATATACTAAAACAAAATAAATGTCACACTTGTGGACAAGATATATGTGATGATACACATATTAGAATCATGGGAGACAAAGAAGAAAGTTTATCAGAGGCTACTAAACATGCTGAAGAACTAGCAGAAGTTTATGTAGAATTAGAAAAAGAAAAACATTCGTTGTTTGAGATAGGAGAGAAACCAGAGACTTATTATAGTTCTGAAGAAGAGGCTATCGAACACAAGAATAAAATCAAAGACTTATCAGCACAAGTTAAACGTAAAGAGCAAGAAGAAAATCCATACACAGATCAAATATCTGAAATGGAGTCTAGTGCATTACAAGAAGCAAACTTTGATAAAGTAAATGAATTATCACGTATAGGAGATCATCAGAAGTTCCTGTTAGACCTATTAACAAGCAAAGATTCATTTGTACGTAAAAAGATTATTGATCAGAACTTGTCTTACTTAAACTCACGTTTAACAAATTACTTAGACAAGATGGGTCTACCTCATCAAGTAGTATTCCAAAATGATTTGTCTGTAGAAATTACAGAATTGGGTAGAGAGTTAGACTTTGATAACTTGAGTAGAGGAGAACGTAACAGATTGATCTTAGGTTTGTCATTTGCGTTCAGAGATGTTTGGGAGAACTTATACTTCCCAATCAATACATTGTTTATTGATGAGTTAATTGACTCAGGTCTTGACACAATAGGTGTTGAGAATGCTATGGCTATTCTCAAAGACATGACACGTAGACGTAATAAGTCTGTTTGGTTAGTATCACACAGAGAAGAATTAGCAGGAAGGGTTGCTAGTGTGTTACAAGTTATTAAAGAGAACGGCTTTACTACATACAACTCAACAAGGGAGTTGGAGGAGTTGTGAGTTTAGCCTTATGGCACTGGCATATCGAAGTAAGCAGTAAGTGTACTTTAAAGTGTCCTAGATGTCCTAGACAAGAAGTTCCAGATACATTGGTCAGCACTGAACTCAAACTAGATTTTTTTAAACAAAACTTCCCTGCGTTCTTTATATTAGAACATGTAGAGAAACTAACGTTCTGTGGTGACGATGGTGATCCTATCTATGCACATGACTTCTTAGAAGTCATCCAGTATTTCAAATCAATTAAGCCTAGTATAGCAATCATTATCGTCACTAACGGATCATATAAAAATGAAGACTGGTGGACAAGACTAGCAGAATTGCTAGACGAACAAGATCAAATACACTTCAGTATCGATGGCTGGGACCATGAGAGTAATAATCTCTATCGAATCAATTCTAATTGGTCTAGCATCATCACAGGCGTCTCTATCATCAATGACAACTCTAAATGTTACACAGTGTGGGACGCAATAGGCTTCAAGTTTAACGAAGACAAAATAGAAGATATGAAGAACTACGCAAAAGAGTTAGGCTTTGATGCATTTCAATTAACACGTAGCACTAAGTTCGGTAAGATATACGAAGACTCTTATGGGAAAGAAGATACTTTACAACCACGTGATGATTTGTTATCATCTAGTCATAGATTTGAAAGAGAAGTCTTTAAGTTTACAGATAAAACAATTAAAGAACCTTGGATGAAGACAAACATTAAATTGTATGATGAATCTAAGTTAGTAGGAAATGAACGACCTCTATGTCATATCGGCAATAAAGGCAGTTACATTAATGCAAGAGGAGAGTTTTATCCATGTTGTTGGGTTGCTACAAGATATGGACACAACAATAAATGGAATGAAATTGGCAAGAAATATAATCTACATGAATTGAGATTACCCAAAATTGTAAAAGATAAATTCTGGGAAGCCGACTTTATACATGACTCTTACGAGTGCCAAACAAAATGTGCCCATCATAGGGTAGATAAAAATTATGCCACCGAGTGGTAAGGAGATAACTACATATAATGCCATCACCATCTAAGAACAAAGGATCAGGATTTGAACGAGAAGTTGCAAAATTTCTCAGTGAGACTTATGAAGAAAGTTTCATACGTGCTCCTGGCTCTGGTGCTTACGTAGGTGGCAAGAATCAAAATCGCACAGAGATTTTGCATGAAGGACAAATCAGAAGTTTCAAAGGTGACATTGTTCCCGGAGAAAGTTTTCACAAGTTAAATGTAGAATGTAAGTTCTACGCAGATTTCCCTTTTCATCAACTTCTTTCTGGTTCATGCAGACAACTAGAAGAATGGCTCGACCAGTTAATGGACGTGCATGATGAAGGGGACTTTGACGTTCTCTTTATGAAGTTTAATCGTAAAGGACGTTTTGTATGTGTACCAAGTAAGTACACATTTGTAAGTGATCAATTCATTTATTACACATCAGACAAACATGCTGATTGGGTAATCTTTGGATGGGATCATTTTTTTGAATTTAATAAAGATATATTTAAAGCATACGCAGGCGACACAGAGACCAACTCAGAACCCACCGATGACACCAAGTCACAACTAACCTTAAACACAAAAACAACTACAGTAGACTTTTAACATTTAGTATGGTCGTAATTTGTACTCGACCCTCCTCGAGGATGCAGTAACCCTGCTGACGGATTTGGAGTAGTGTGTTATACACAATAAACCGACAGGGCAATTGTTATGGTAGCAAACCCTGAATGAGTTCATATCTACTTTGATTTGATGATATGAAACATGCGTTGCTGAGAGGTCATGCTCATTAGTATGATTGGCTCAACTACAGCCCAGTAAACATTACAGAGCAACCGGTTGCAATTGATTATAGTAACGTAATCGATTGGGGATAATCAACATGGATGACAGGCGGTAAAGAGGCTTGAAATTTTCGTGGTAGTGCTGAGTAGCACTACCATGGCTTCAAAACGGTAATAAGACTTCACTAATAACGATTTAACAATATAGATTAACCGTTTAAATAAGAAATTACGAATGAACGAAGTGAATGAGTAATTGGGTCTTCTCTGAAGACCCTTAAGAATGTTCTAGTGTTTAGAAGAATGGCATTTGAGTTTTCTTAGTAGTTTCTAAGTGATCTTTTACCATATCCTGTATTGCTTGTCTTTCCTTTTCTGACATGTTAAGGACATCTTCATATGTGGCACCTCCACGCATGTACCAGGATAAAGTCATAGCATTTGACTTTATGCCCTGTGTGTATTCTTCAAATTTTTTAATTAACTCTCTTATCCCCTCAGGGTCGAGTGTAAGGAGTCTTACCCGAAAAAATCCGATGCATTCAATGTGAATGGTTGTTCGTATACATGCTCACATTCAGCACATGTGATAGTAAGAGGTTTGATTGTTGACTTTTCTCTTAAGTTGGCGTTATGATCTCTAATCGATTCGTATGTTTTTGTATCTGCGTTCTTTAAGAAATCATGTATATGTTCTTGCTCAGTTACTTCTCCTTCTGGAGTTACGACTTTATTAATTGTACGAGATAAAATGTCCATTGTCAACTTAGTAATATCAACTAAGGCATTTTGACTTTCTTTAATGCGTTCTTGTTCATCTTGCATATCAACTAGATTTTTATATTTTGCTTGAATATCAAATTGTGCAAGAGCGGCATCATTCATACCCTTATAATTTAAAGGCGCAAAATAAATTTCTAAGTCTTGCAATTTCATTGGGAGATGATAATCTCCTGCTTGTAATGACTGTAGTAAAATTTGCAAATTGATACCGTATGTGGCTTCTGTTTCACATTTACTACATTTAGATTCTACATCAATAGTTTCTTGTCCACCTGCGGCTTTGATAGAAATTAAAACAGTATCTAAGTCTGTGCTTAACAATGCCCATGGATTTTTAATTGCTGGAACACAACTCTTAATGATCTCTACAATTGCACTTCCGTTGAATAATGCATCGGGTGTTTTTGTGGTGATCTCATCAATTGCTGTCATAGGATAGACAGGCAATTCTTTACTTTCTGCAGGCCACTCAATATCTTCAGGTGTATAAGAATCACCACCCGACGGTAAAGTAATGTGAACTGCTGGTCTACGAAAAAATTGTCGTAGAGGATTATTTTCGTTGTTTGACATATATGTTCCTCATATTAAAATAGGGTATTTTACAAATACTAAATACTATTGCATATATTTAGTGTACCAAAACCGCACTAAATTAAAAATATAGGAAAAGATAGTATGGATGATTTTTCTCCAGAAGAAATGCGAGAATTTAATGAAAATTTAAATGCCATGAATGCCACTATGGGTCCTCTATCTCAGGCACTGAACAACTTAGCAGTAGAAATCAATAAGGTAGCACAGAATCAATCACAGTCTGCTCAAAAAACATCAGACGATGTAGAAAACTTAGGTAATCAAGCGGCTTCTACTACAGAAATTATGAAGGCCTATAGAAGTGCAACAAAGAAAACTGATGAAACAATTGCAAGCCTTACATCAGGTTTCAAAAATGCAACAGAAGCAGTCCATTCTTTTTCTCAAGCAATTCTTACTGGAGAAGACGGTTTTAAAAAATATTCAGTGGCAATGTCTCAGACAGGAGATGCTGTTAGAGATGTAACCGATCATATGGGACCTCTAGGTAGAGGCATCGGTATAGCAGTTGACTTATTTACTAAGTTAGCAGGCGTAATGATGACTCAAACTGATCAACAAAATCAGTTTGTAAAAGACATGAACGCAATGGGTGCCCAAACAGGTCTTACATCTGATAGTTTAACTGATCTTGCACGTAATGCAGGGTATGCGGCAAGTGACTTAGATAAATTAACACCGATCATTAACTCAGCCGCATCAGGATTAGCAACATTTGGTGAAGGTACTGCAACAGGTACTAAGAAAATGCTAGAAGTATTTGCTCTTAGTGATGAATCAGAAAGACAAATGCGTAGATTGGGCATGACTTTAGAAGAAGCCAATGAACAACAAGCATTCTATATTCAATTACAAAGAACTGCTGGTATTAATTTAAACACACAAAATATGACTGCTCTGCAAGTACAGAAAAGATCATTAGACTATACAAAAACTTTACGAGAACTATCTGAATTGACAGGTAAATCTGCATCACAATTAAAAGAAGAACAAGCACAAATTGCGGCAGATATAAGAAATAAAATTCGTAATATGAGAGCAGAAAACGAAATTATTTCTCTTAATGAACAAATTAGAAAAGAAGATAATCAACAAAGAAAGGCTGAATTAGAAGCAAGACGAGATGCGTTAGTAAACGAACAAGAAATGCGTAGCAAATTGACAGAAGATTTAGGTCAGTTAAGTCCTGAGTTTGCTAAAAAACTAATGAATGTTATCGATACTGGTGCATTTGATGAAAGTACTAAACAACTTGCAACCGTATTCGGTGCGGCAGGAACTTCAGCCGCAGACTTAAGCAATAGATTTGAAGGGCTTGAAGCAGGTTCAGCAGAATATGATGCCGCAGTCCAAGAAACAATACAAGAATTTGCAACTGGTGTACGTGCTAACGTTGATACTGTAGGATCTGCTTTAGAGTTTATGGGCGATGGCGCCACAGAAGCAGGAGACATCATGGGTGTCACCGCAGAAAATATAGATGCGGCACTAGCCATTACACAAGATGACGCAGAAAGAAGGTCAAGAATAAGTCAAGGTATTGAGGATGCAACACAAAAAGGCACAGATTCACAAAAAGATGCGGCGGCTGGATTACAAGTATTTGAAAGAAATATAAGAACTTCATCAGATGCATTCTTAGACAGTATAAACGTATTCAATACGTCAATGTCGGCAACCGTAATCGGTATAGCCGCTATGACAGCCGCCGCATATGCCGCGGCAGGCGCATTAGCAAAAATTGCTTTAATGGGTGGACCAGGTTCATTGGGTAAAATGTTTGGTAAACGTGCCGGTGTAAGATCGGTAGGTGGTGCAAAAAATGCTAGAAATCTGATGAGGTTCGGCAAAGTCGGTGGAGGTTTAATAGCAGGAGGAGTAGCCGCATACGGTGCTTATGATGAAGCACAGGAAAGAAGAACAGCGGCTGATATGAAATTCCTTGAAGACACAAGAGATTTAGATTTATCTACCAATGAAGGCAAACGTAAAAAACTTCAAGCAGAAAGAGAACGTGACCATGAAAAAGGTGAAGCAAGAACTGTAGGAGTTGCAAAAGGAACGGGAGGCTTCGGTGGCGGTATGGGTGGCGCCGCATTAGGTGCCGCAATTGGTACGATGATTTTACCTGGCATCGGTACTGCTATCGGTGGATTGATCGGTGGAGGACTTGGCGCTTGGGCAGGTTCAGAGTTAGGAGAAATTGTAGGAGAAAAACTAACTGAAGCAGAGTTCAATGCATTAGAAATAGATAAAGATTCTGACGAATATAAATTAATGACAGAAGAAGAAAAAGCAGAATGGCAAAAATCATATGATTCTGCACAAGAACAAATAAGATTAGCCCAAGAACAGTTAGATGTACAAAAACAAAATCTTGCAGATGCACATGATTCGGGTCTATATGACCATGATTGGATCGGTGATAGTGAAGTAAATTTTGAAGTGTTAGCAGAAATGCGTGAGGCAGGTACATTACGAGCAGATCACCTTGAGGCTATTATTGCTCATAAAGATATTGATGATAAATCAATGGAATTAGTGCAAAAAGAATTAGATAAGTTAAATGAGATTGAAGGTAATACAAAACCTGAAGAAGAAAAAGAAGAAGAAGAAAAAAGTTTTGCTACAATGACACAAGCAGAACTGTTTGAACACTTTTCTAGTTTAACACCTGAAGAACAAGCAGTCAATACAGATGAAGTAGTAAAAGAGGCTACGAAAAAATTAGAAGAAACTTCAGGCGCCGCGGCGATGGCTCAGACTGGACAAGAAAGTCAGTTATCTGAAGAAGATAAGAAAAACTTAGGTCTAGCATCGAATCAATTAGAAGAAGTAGAAACTACAGAAGAAAAGGTCCCTCAGGATATTGAACTAGTAAAAGAGGTTACTAGTAAATTGGCTGAGGTTACTAAATTGCCTGAAACAGCATATGAATTATATACTTCAAGTTCAGAAGATCCAACAAAAGATTCTACAGAAATAAATGCACTGAATGCTGTATTTGATTCATTTGAAAATAAACGTGTTAAAGAACAAGTTGCTGAGAATTTAAAGACACCGCTTGATGAAGAAATAGGAGTTAAAGATTATGCTTCAGAAGCAGGACAGGCATTAAGATCACCATTAGATACTGACCTAGCGGCTGAAACTGACGGTGTAGCACCAAGCAAGCCTGTAGTAGATATTAGTCCTGAAGAAGTACCAGAAATGGAAAGTATGAAGCCCGCGGCAACTACTAGTGAATTAGCCCAAACTGAAGAAACTTCTAATAAAACACTAGAACTTGCAGAACGTCAACTAGCCACACAAGAGAAGCAGAATGAACTGTTAGGTAAGATATATGGAGCAACTATAGAAGGCGCTGAGGCTTCCCAAAAAATTGCGACATACGCAGGTGTTTAACTAAATACATAGTACAACGAGAACCTTTACATGGCATACACAAAGAAATTTTTAAATAAGAGCGGCGTATCAAGTCCGATATCAGGAGGCAACAGCAATTCTGGGTCTTGGAACGGTGTAGGTGCGTCAGAACAAGGTTATTCAAACACAGACTTCGGCTACAAAAACTACATGAGTAGACTTCCTGAAGTTTATACAGGACATCCTAACAGAATAGAAAGATACAATCAGTACGAGATGATGGATGTCGATGCTGAAATTAATGCATGTTTAGATATCATTGCAGAATTTAGTACACAAAAGAACGATCACAATAAAACACCATTTAACTTTGAA